TTTTTGTTTGCGTCATAGACAGCCGCTTTGATCATGCTATTGTGATCTGTGTCAACCTTGACACGGAACTTTGGTTCACGATCTGGACTTTCCTTGATATTTGAATTGAACATTGGGATGAGCTCCTCCTTGGTCATCTTCTTCTCAAATATCTTCTCACTTTGTTCAACAACGGCATCAATGATTTTATTTTCAATTTGTCTTAGGGATTCATAGAACTTTTTAATGTAACTCTCCTCTTCATCGTACCCCTTGAGAGCTAAGTCAATATTATATTTGGTAGGTCCAACTTCTGGTGTGAAACCCGAGACACCGAAAGGCATGTACAACCGTGGAAATTGAATTCTCATGGGAGTACCTTGCTTCGTGGAAAGGACAATCTTTCGGTTGTGAAACTCGGCAATTTCCAAATTTTCAATAGCGTCGGTAATTTTAGACATTATGCTAATTGATTAACCGATTAAAACTTTAAGCTGAACAAGCGACACACTCGGGTTCAAGGCTGAACTGAATTGGTCGGGCCTTCGCCTTTGATCGGAGATAGTACATTCCGGTCTTGAGCCCCTGTTTCCATGCGTACATGTGCATTGAAGACAACTTTGAGAGTGTTGGACTTTCCATGAAGAGGTTCATACTTTGACTTTGGTCAATGAAGCGCCCCCGTTGTGCCGCCATATCAATGACATCCTTCATCTTAATTTCCCAAACTGTGCGATAGAGATTCTTGATATCATCTGGGATATCCGAGATATTCTGGATGGAACCCCCCGCCTTGACCATGAGATCCTTCATATCCTTGGACCAGAGACCAATCTTCTTGAGGTCATTGACGAGGTGCTTGTTGACAATGACAAACTCACCTGCAAGTGTGCGTCTCAGGTAGATGTTTGTTGTGTATGGTTCAAAGCACTCATTATTGCCCAAGATTTGTGCGGTGGAGGCTGTTGGCATTGGGGCCATGAGGAGACTATTACGGAGACCCTTTTCCTTGATGCGTTCCTTGAGAACATCCCAATCGTAGTTGAGCTTGGTTTCACCTTCCCACATGTCAAATTGAAGCACCCCTTGGGACGCGGGAGAACCCTCAAATGTCTCATAGGAACCTTGGGCTTCAGCCAATTCACAACTCGCCTCCAGGGATGCGTGATACATGGTTTCAAAGATACGAGCATTCATCTCCTTGGCTTCATCTGAATCAAATGCGTAGCGGCACAAAATAAATACATCCGCGAGACCTTGAACACCCAAACCAATAGGTCTGTGTCGCATATTAGACTTTCGCGCAGTCTCAACGGGATAAAAATTTCTGTCAATGACTCGGTTTAGATTTTTGGTAACAATCTTTGTGATTTCATGAAGTTTTTCATAATCAAAAGTGCGAGTCTCTTCATTGACATACTTTGGAAGGGCGATTGATGCCAAATTGCAAACAGCCGTCTCATCCTTATCAGTGTACTCTAAAATTTCTGTGCATAAATTTGAACTCTTAATCGTCCCCAAGTTCTTTTGATTGCTCTTCTGGTTACACGCATCCTTGTAAAGCATGTACGGTGTCCCCGTCTCCGTCTGTGACTTGAGAATCGCCTTCCACACCTCCCCAGCTGGAACTGTCGCATTGGCTCGACCCTCTTCCTCGTACTTTGTGTAAAGTGCCTCAAACTCTTCACCTACGGCATCCGAGAGACCCGGTGCTTTGTCTGGACAGAAGAGAGACCAGTTACCACCTTCTTCGACTCGCTTCATGAAAAGGTCTGGGATCCATAGAGCAGAGAAGAGATCACGGCAACGCGCTTCTTCATCACCTTGATTGAGGCGCAATTCGAGGAACTCCATAATGTCCGCATGCCACGGTTCGAGATACACAGCGATAGATCCTTTACGACGACCAGCCTGGTTCACATAGCGCGCTGTGGCGTTAAATACACGAAGCATGGGAATAATACCGTCTGACTGACCATTTGTCCCTCGAATACGAGACTTATTGGCTCTTACATCGTGAATGTGCATACCAATACCCCCAGCCCACTTTGAAATTTGTGCACACTCCGTAAGAGTTCCATAGATACCATCGATACTGTCACCCTTGTTTGCAATCAAGAAGCAACTCGACATTTGTGGTCTTGGAGTCCCAGCATTGAATAAGGTTGGTGTCGCGTGAATGAAGAGACCCTGACTCATTTTATCGTATGTTCCAATGACGGAATCTATATCGTCCCCGTGAATACCAATCGCGACCCGCATGAACATATACTGGGGTGTTTCCATGAGAGTTCCGTCGAGACGTTGAAGATATGACTTTTCGAGTGTCTTCAGCCCAAAATACCCAAAATCATAGTCACGTTTGGTGACGATATCATCCCTGACACGCCCGGCAATTCTTGCAACGTCTTCAGTCACGATCCCAGCTTTCGCGAGTTTTTTCATTGCGATGTGAAAATTATTGGGTGCAGATTTTTGAATATTACTGGCAACGATCCGTGTCGCGAGTATTTCATAGTCAGGATCCGATGTAATCATCCCTATACAAATCTCAGCGGACAGTGTGTCGATTTCGTGTGCGGTAATACCATCATACAGGGACGATGCGACCTGTTGTGCAACCTTTGACGAATCGCAATTTTCGGAGAGTCCATATGTTAAATTCTTGATCCTATTGGTGACATTATCAAATTTCATATCCTCAATACGACCTGAGCGTTTTATGACTCTCATGTTTACTAACTATTCCAAGGGTTTTATTTTTAACTTACTTCCTGCGACACTCGATATCGGTACTTCTGACACGCACGGGACCAGCAATCTCAACCTTTCGGTTCGGCTGGAGAAGGTACGTATTCACGTTGAACGGTCCTTCTTCGCCCGGTTTAGAAATCGGTGCATAAGAGCCAATGAACGGTTCAACGCTCTTAGACGGAAGACGTTCCTTGTTATCAGGCTTGGTATTGTATGTCCCATCAAAGTCAGCGAGCACAAACATAATTTAATATGTACCAACAGTTTTTTTTCCGACCTTATATTAAATGTGTGACAATCTTCACCTCAATTCCCTGAAGCAGTGTCAGACCCCACTGAACACACTCTTCTTTTCCGAGTTCAACACGAACATTCTCCAGCGGGCAATCAGGCAAGAGTTTAAGAATAAAACTGAAATTTCCATCGATTACCAAAACAAGGACGATTTATATGGAATCATGCGTGTTGTTTTCATTAACAACGCTGGTAACCACTTTGAAAAGGTGAATGATCAAGTCAAACAAATGAATACACGTGTCATTCAAACGGCGATGTCACAAATTCAGAGTGGTGTATCTCAGTACATGGGTTTTATCCGTGATGTTGACACCGTGAGCATCCCCTTGGCTCAGCCCATCAACACGAGCACATATGGTAAAAAGATTGACCTAAGCGCAAAGGTGGGTTTGTAAATTGTACAAATGTATAGATAAAGTCGCAAGACTCGATGATTCCATTGCACCGATGATTTCAATCGCATTCGGAGAAATGCGGTTCATATCCCGGATTCTCTTAATACTGACTTCAATCAGTCGCTTCATTCGAGCGATTGAGAGATCGCTTTGGTCGTAATGCACTGTTAAAAAATCGTACACATCATGCAATTTCTTAACACTGTGATATAAATGTACCGGTAAGTAATCCATTATAATATACATGGCTATTATTTACGCCGCCATTTCGCGGGAATTGTTTCGACACCTGGGGCATACTTTTCACTCGCCTGAAAACGAAGGCGATACATAATAGAAATGATAATGATCAGGGAGACAATGGACACGATGGACATTCGATCAATGTTGTTAAGGGTCATTTGATATCTACAAAGATTTAAAGTTTTTAGTCGTGGTTCAAATAAGATGAGTCTGAATTACTACAAAGACGAGACCGAAAAAGTGTGTAAATCTAAAGGCTGGGACCGTGCTGCGATAGACACGGTATGGTTACTTCTTACCGAAGAAGTTGGTGAGCTTGCGTCGGCGATTCGTCAACAGAAGAAAACGTACAAAAAAACAAATCTAAAAAAAGACAGAGGTACGGATGTCATGATGGAAATGGGGGATGTGTTTAGTTATCTCTTTCAATTGGCGCATATGCTTAATGTTGATCTTGATAAGATGTGGGAGGAACACAGACAAAAACTCAAGACCAAAAAATATAAAATATAGCCTACTATTAACTATGAGCAAGTACATGCTTTGTGATCAGGATGCGATCAATGACGTGAACCCATTCGTGTCTCGCGATTTTTCTTTGCCGGGTGGCGTTCGGCAGCTCAGCTCTTTCGCTGATCGAAGCCTCGTCAAAGAGAAGTCGGGTATGGATGTTCAGGATGAAAGAAGTCCCTTTTGCGAATACGCGCGCACAGGTGGTTGGCGTACGAAGGACATGTGTGAACCATCAAAGCCGAACTGCTTCGATGATCGACCTCTTTATCCAGAAAGAAATATCGATTATGGGTTCGTTGCACACGCAAACCCGAATCACAGACACAACAATCCTAAATCTCCCATGCGTTTTGATTTTAGACATGCTCTTATTTTGATTATTTTGATCATTGCAATTCTATTAATTTTAAGACGTTAAATAATCGTAAAAGATTTTTCGTCGACATTGTTCGTTCGATGACATCCGGAAGAACTTCTCGACAGAAATATTCTGCATATTTTCTTTGCCAAGGACTCTTCTTGTTAATGAACGAGGGTGTAAATGTCGGATCAATGATCTTGACCGTATTCATGACACGAATGTACGTTTTTATGTCCACGATTCCACAGAGAATATTCTCGAGTGCAATCGTCGCCATTTTAACACGTGTTTCATGTGTCGGTTCAAGCATCGTTTCGAGGAAGTTTTCGTACTGAATGGATTGTTTTCGAGAGACAATTTCGGTCCAGTCACCCCGGGGAGTTGTGTTTAAGTAATCGACAAAATCGATGTACCCACGCCCGGGTACATATTTTAAGTAGTTAATTTCAACATAGGCGAGATCGGATTCAATGTCATGAACGACGAGTGCTCTCTTTAAAAAGGAACTCATATCTTCAAATCCACTCTCTTCTCTAAACCATTTATAGATGCCTAAGTGCCATTGGTTCATGTGTATTTCAAGCTGAAAACATGAAATACACAGGCATCGCCAATAACACGTTTTCTTATCTCCTCACGCTCGATGAGTTTAGGGATAAAATGCCAGAAAATACGAAACCATCGTGGATAAAGATTACAACGATCACGATGATTTCCAATTTCATTGAAGAGATTGACATTAAAAAACTCCGCGCCGCATTCGAGAAGCTCGGGTCAATCAAACTTCGCAGAAGTGGCTCGAAATTTGATGGTTTTGAATGGAAACTGAAACCAACGACATTCTTTAATCAGATTACACTCACATACGAAGACGTTTACAGTACAAAGTCTATCAAAGTTTTTCCAAATGGAAGCATTCAAGTGGCTGGGTGTTCCGATCTTTTTGATTGCAAAAGAATCATTACACAACTCACATACATCTTGAAAGTGTGTCTCAACATGAAGCGCGAAGTGTCACCCGATTCGTTTCGTATCGTCATGATCAATTCCAATTTCAGTCTCAATTACAACATTAATCTTATGATGGTGGCCAATCACTTTGAAAAACACAACAGACTCTTCAAAGTGTCGTTTGAACCGGACAGGTATTCCGCCGTGAAAATCAAATTTAAACCCGCAGAAGAGATGAAAGAGATCACGACGAGCATTTTCTCAACCGGGAAGATTATCATCACTGGCGCCGAAACACTCAAAGAAATCGTTTTTGCGTACAACATCATCAATCAGCACATCAATGAAAATCCAGCCATTCGAGTGTCCGAGACACTGGAAAAGGAAAACTTTGACGTCTTCCTCGGATATAAATGTGAAACGCTCATTCCTAGAATCAGGGAAAGGGGATTTCACTCGTGGTTGCGCACCGTCGAGAACAGGCCAATAAATTTCTAATGTAATATTAACAAAATGTCTCAACGACTTGGTATGGCAGACGGACGATGCTTCACCATCAACACGTCTTCTCAATTGCTCAACAATAAGATCATGGAATCCAATAAGGTTCCGCTCGTCGACAATTACGCGTACCGTCAACTCCTTCAAAGAAGTGGTCCGAATTTGATTGATCAAATTCAATCGACGCAAGACACCAACGATCGTTGCTCGTCGTGTGACAGACCTCTGTGAGTAAAATGTGGTAAAAAAGTTTAATGCACTACTCCAGGATGAGCACGTGTTCTATATGTCTTAATCGGGTGAGATCACAGAGGTTAAATCCACCTATTCGATGTGGACATATATTTCATTCAAAGTGCCTGGACGATTGGAAAGAGAAAGGTAAGAATACATGCCCTTTATGTAGGAAGGTATTCGACGTTTCACAGTTCAAAGTCACATTGACAATACAGAATAATTATGCAGCCACATCGAACAGTATATCACTGAACGAAGACGTCATGTTTAACGTGATGGATCTGTTTGATATATCTTTTGATGTAGAAAATACTATAGATTTAGACAGTCTTTTGACGGACCTTGGGGTGAGTCTTACCGACTTTGATGCCTCGATCACGGACACAGAATGAGCTACAATATTTACTGTAATTCAAACCAGGATAGTTTCTAGACGCCTTTCTCGGATCGGTAATAGCCTTTCCTTTCGCATCAGTCAGAAGTGGACCCGTCGCCCATCCACGCTTGTGACTGAAGACGTTCGCTTTAAACACGATGCGCTTACCCTTTTCAACCTTTCCAGCTTGTCTGATTCTTGATTCGGGAACCTTGAAAAATTTCGCAATGCTTTTCACCGTGTCACCCTCTTTGACTTTGTACTCGACGACACCGTGTTGTACATAAAAGTGAAAATCCCCTTGACGGATATAATTCGTCGGACGCCCAGGCGACACAAACATCATGACCTTGAAATATCCTTTTTTGCACTTTTCATTACCTTTCACTGGGTAGACCTTTTTGGGGTTGTCGGAAACAACGCGTTCCGGGAGACTTTTACAGTGTGTATAGTTATGTGGTCTATTTGACAGACCAGATCTATCACCAGGAATTGACTTCTGGTAACGGTAGGCTTCATAATCCCCAACAGCATAGGCATAGCAGTTATTATTGCCAATACCAGACGACGTGCCCCAACGTCTATTTGTAAACTTTCTTTCGGAGCCACTCAGGGGAAGTGGTGCCATTTACAGTTGACTCAGAAAAAAATATGGATACATAATAAATGTTCAAAGAAATCGTCAAGGCCGAAAACAAGTCCGACGTGATCACCGAAGCTCTTGTGTTCCTTCTCAATATCTTGATCGGAACCTTCCTTCTTCGCGTGTTCTGGAACCGCTCTCTCGCCAAGCACATCACCGTGCTCAAGCCGATCTCGTCGCTCTTTGACGCGTTCGTGCTCTCCGTGTCTATCGCGGCTGTTCGTGGTATCTAAACCTCTTTATAGCCCTTGTGACGCACACCTTTAGGACTGACGAGGGTCGGAAATGCATCCATACCTTCGCACTCATTTTTATCACAGTCGACAAACACGAATGGCTTACCAGCCTTTTTCATGTAATCTAACTGTTTACGAGTCCATCCACATCCCATGGTCCCGTAAATTGTCCAAGGTTTACCCCTGGGAATACGCGTCGGTACTCGAGACAAAACGTATAACGCAACAACAATCAAAATAGCAAAGGCCAACATATTATATACTTTACATTACATATTTTTTATGAACTTGCACATTTGTTCCTTGGTCAATTTTGGATCCAACTTGAACAATTTCACGAGGTCTCCTTTCTTATAGAGACGACACTTACGTTTTTCAATCTTGAGGTCACCATTCTTATTGATGAATACCTTGGGTCCTGGCTTAATTCTCTTTTCAATCTCTTGAACTTGTTGCTTTACAGTTGGACTACGCCTGGCGACCGCGATACCAGGTCTCTTTGGTGGGCGGACCTTCTTTGCGGCTTCTTTTTCGAGAACAGCCTTGGCGCGACGAATGGCACTCGCAGTAGCGGGTTTGACGACAACTTTTGGTTGTGGTTTGGGTGTCATCACCTTCTTTTTAGGTAAAACTCGTCTAAGAATGCTAACTCTCTTCTTTGATTGAAGGAATGGGTGATTCAAAATTTGATCATAGGTGGGAAGATCTTCGTGCTTCACGGGGCGAAGACGTCTAGATGTAATATATGGATTGGTTGAACCAAGGTATTTTTCTGGAAACAAATCTTTTATGAATTGCTTAACCTTTGTCAATTTTGTGTAGGTATAAATGATATTCATAATGTAATGAACATCATACATGTAATGTGATCCCACATAAATACCAACATTTTTGAATTCGCCACTTGTGACATTTGGATTTCTAATACCTTCAATCGTTGAAAGACCAAAATCAATAATGATTGGTTTGTTACCTTCCAATACAAGGATATTGTTCCAGTGAAGATCGTGATGTCTAAACTTTGGATACTTTTCGTGGATTCTCTTCAAGTTCTTAACGAGTTGTGAAATCAATTGACGGTAATCGTTGGTCGTGTGTTTATTATGTATCCATCTCGAAAGTGGTTCGCCTTTCACGTATTCAAAATAAAGAACGTCTTCATTATTACACGATTTAAAGTGGTACATACGAGGTACACCCATACCTTTCAATTTCTCCGCGATACGATATTCCATTCGTGCGGAAGATTCACGCGTGACCTTGACAGCAATTTGTGTTTTGCACAAATCATCGAGACAACCATAAAACACGGCGCCGAACTCACCCTGTCCAAGCTTTCGGAGGTTCTTACCCTTTTCAATACGAAGACTCACATTTGAGAAAAGTTCTTTTGGGTTGCACGCCTTCTTCCCACGCAAATATTTCTTGAGTTCTTCACCGACCGCGTTCTTCTGAGCGTCGGTCTTGGCATTGTTGGCGATGTGGACGAGATTCGCAAGCTTTACCATACTTATTACAAACTAAGAAAAGTTTCTCCGTGTTGTGTCATCATCTCTTCTTCTATATCAGCATCTTTGATGTAGCCCTTGAGCAAGTCTAAAATTTCTAAGTTTTTCGTGGCCACAGCACCAATCATAGTTGGGTGCGCGTA